AGCTCTATTCCCCATTACTATCATTGCTTCATCTGCTGTAACATTTGTTGAAACAATTATTTTCAATCCTGCAATTTGTCCTACTACTCCGTTGCTGACAACATCTGCAGTTTTAAAACTAGGGTTATTAATTACTTTTGTATTTCTTAATAAACTTGCATAATCAACTGGAGTAACAAGTAAGAATCCATTTTGTAGAACATCATAATTATTAGCCATCATTGCACCTTCACCAATTAAAATATCTCCAATTGGATCTCTGTTTGCAACTGTTACACTATCCCAATCATCAGCAGCAGAGACTACTCCACTGGTTGAAGTTGCAGCAGTTAATTGAGCATAGATATAAGCATCTTTTGCATTAACAATTGCTTCAGCAACTCTAAAAGCTGCTCTTGCTTGAGTGTTAATTGCATTAGTTAATTGATCTTCAAAAAATATTAATGCTTGACCCATAAACTTTTTATGATAAGTTGTAACTAATGTCCAATCAGGATGTAATTCAGGAGGTAAAGCACCTCTTGCAACATCATTTACATTTCTATTTCCACCAGCACTTAATGGTGTTGATGTTTCTCTATAATAATTTTCAGAATTAGAACTTGATCTCTCTTGTAGTAATACTTGATTTAATTTATATAACTTATTTGCAAAACCTTTTACTGCTCTTTCAAAATTCGCACCTCTAATATCTAATTGTCCAATTTGATCTGCCATGTTTTATTGTGTTATCCTAATTATTTAAATGTTTGTATTATCTTCTTTTCATTGCATTTACTAAAACTGCACCTGTCCCATTATTTCCAACAGTCTCAAGTGCGATTCCTACAACTTTAACAGTGTTTTCAACAGTATCTCCTGTTGCAACATCTACTTCATTTGCTGCTGCTCCAACCATTACTGGTTGTCCTAATGTCATAGTTTCACCTGCTCCACAAGTTAGATCAGCTACGCAGTGAGTGATCGCTGGCATTTTTGTTACTCCATCAGTTGCACTTTTTTCAATAGCAGCTATCCCTGCAAATAAACTTCCTGCAGTTGCTTTTGCAGCAGTCTGAGGACTTGCTGAAATTTTAAGAAGTTCGCCTTTTGCAATCGCAGTAGTTGCACTAACAGTATATTCAACAACATCACCTTGATTTCCTAACAAATCAATTATAACAGCTTCGTCTGCCATTTTAAATATTTACAAGAACAGCACCTCTAGCTCCATCTGCAACAGTTTCTAATGATACTCCAACAACTTCTGCAGCATTTGCAATTGTGTCATCATCAGCGTCGATAACTAAATTAGCTCCTGATAATTTTTGAGGTTGTCCAAAAGTAGTTGCACCTGTTCCTGCAGTCATATCTGCAATACAGTGAGTAATACAAGACATTACAACAGTTCCATCACTTGCTTTCTTTTCAGTTGCTGCAATTCCACAGAAAAATTCTCCATCAGCACTTGATGCAGTTGCAGTTTGAGGACTAGAACTTATTTGCATTAATGTTCCTTTAGCAATTGCTCCTCCATCTGCTACAATATATTCAACTGGATCTCCTTGATTTCCTAAAAGTGTGATAATAGTTGCTTCTGCTGCCATATTACTTTTATAACTTCTAACTATTTAAACTTTTCTAATTCTCTTTCAAGTAGAGATTTGAGATAACTATCGATTTTTATCCCCTCAAGATGTAGTTTCATCTGTCCTTCGTGAGCTTTTATGTTTTCACTTATTGCTTGGATCTCTGCAGATATTTCTTTTTTATTTAAAGATTCCATCTTCCTTTAAAGGATTTACTTCTCCTCTTTCCAATGCTTCAGCATACTCAGTATCTGTAAGTCTCTTTGCTGGAATGGGCTGACCACCTGCAACACTTCTCCCTTGCAGTTTCATCTCTGCTAAAATCTTCTCGTTTTTTTTAGCAATTCTATCACTTTCTTTGTTTGCTTCTTCCAGTCTTTTTGCTGCATCATTTGCTAACTCTATAGGAGATTCCTCTGAGGTTTCACCCTCAGAAGTCTCTTCAACTTTCTCTTCTTCTACAGGTTTTTCTTCCTGCTTCTCTTCTACTTTTTCTTCTTCTGACATTTTCATATCCTCCTGTTTATTTAATTTATGAATGTTACTCCTCGCTGATATTTTGAGGACTTATTAGGATATTGAAAATCAATTAACTAGTTAATTGATTTTCTTTCAACGTTTCTTCCATTTAGGGATTGGTGTTATCCATCCGGATAACCCTGCAATTAATGCAATTACCATAGTTAATAATGTTCCATTAATTCCTTTCATTAAAGCTACTACTTCTAAAACTGTTAAACAAATTATAGCAACTAAAACTATTTTCTCAGTTTGGACTGGTTGGTTTGATTTCACTTTCTCTTTCCCCCTTTATAGAACTATCTTTAGCTTCATCTTGTGCAAGATCAGCTTCAATACTTGCAGGAAATTCTAATTCAATTGTAATATTTAATTGAACTTCAATTTGTTCTTCATTAAATCCTTGCATATCTTCTATCTCTTGTTGAAAAGCTAAATAAATTATTTTAGAACTTGCTTCAGTTGTTTCACTTCCCCATCCCATAACAACCTCAGGCACTCCTGCACTTGTAACAAATTGTCTTATCAAATATCTTAACCAGTTTAATGGATCTAGTGTTGCAAATTGAGGTATCGCAACTCTTTCAACTTGTTCAACAACACCCTTTGGAATTATTATGTTTTCAGTTTTTTTGTATGCTTCATCAAAAGTTGTTTGAATATTATTAATCTCTGTATCGTCGTCGGTATCAACAGAAATAATTTGAATTGGTTTCACATATCTGTGAAATACAACCTTCTGATCTTCCATAGCTTCATTTCTCATTAAAATTAATCTTTCAAGTTTTTCAGCAAATGGTATTCCATGTATTTCATCAGCAATTCTTTCATAAGATAAATGGAAGATCTCTTCAGGTTGAAATCTTTTAATTCTATTTTCTGCTCCAACCTTTGTTACTTGTTCGTATCTTTTTATTATTCCTGATTCATTTACAACAATAACCATACTGCCAGGATTTAGAGGTTTGAGATTTGTCATCCTTCCCTGTCTATCTTTTATGATCTCTGCAAAAGAATCCCCACAGATCAACGCAGCTCTCCACTGATTTTTTAAAACTCCTCTTGCTGTATCTTTTCCAAATCCTTTTATTTTATCAAGTTTTGCTTGATTCTTTTTATCTGCTTTAATTCCTTTTCCATAAGTCCAACTTGCAAGTTTATTAATTACAGCTTGAAACTCTGGGATAGTTCTGTAATATCCATGCCATTTTGTCCAGTCAGTTTGATATCTTGTTTCTCCAGTTCCTACTCCATCAGTATCTGAAGATGCAACTTCATAGAAATCATTATAAGTTGTTGATCCACTTTGAGCAGTATCTGAGAAATTTTGACCACTCATATCAGTAGTTTGTGAATCAGCTTGTAAATCTACCATCTTGTAAATTTAAGTAAAAATAAGTATTTAAATGTTTTTATGCAGATTTCTTTGCTCTGATCCAATCAATCTCTAAAGTTTGATTAACTGCAGGATTTCCTCTAGTTATGTTTTTAATCACAACATACATATCTGTGCTGTCTGCTGCTGTCAAAGTATCAGTTCCTAAACTTGTGTCATCAGATTCTAAAGTTATCTTTCCACTTTCAAAAATTGTGAGTTTATAATTTTTCCAGACATTATCAGTATAAGCAGCTCCATTAGAACCTCCACCTTCCATATAAACCCAATAAGTATCACCACCTTCATCAACATTATATCCTCCAACTCCAAAATCCTCACCTCCAGGTGGATCAAGACCTGAATCTTTCCAGATTCCTACCATCCATTCTTGCTTTAATAATGCTGAATAATTCCCTCTAGCTCTGAACTCAATAATTATAGATCCATTTGTAGTATGACCTTTGATATTTGTTTTATGGACTAGTTTTACTTCTCCATCATCAGAAGTTCCAGAATTAATTGTTAAAATTCCTCCACTCACAGCAGCACTTGCTCCTGTTCCTGTCGCTGTTACATTCCAATCTTCTAAACTTGTAAATTCATCTTCCATTAAGAAACTAGTTTCAGACCTTGCAGGATCATTAGGTCTTTTCCTTCCTCTGAAAACACTTGTCTCTTCATCTTCAAATGAAGTCTGAAATAAAGATTCAACAGTATCTACACCCTCAACATTTTTGAGAACCATTATGCCCCCTTGATGTAAGTCACAGTAATTTGTTCTTTTAATAATTTTTCAATCGCTCTCATTCTAAAAACATGAACATCAATCATATCTTCAGCTTCTTGTCTTGTTGTATATCCTGCCATATTATAAGCTATTAAAGTTATTGCTGCATATCTCGCAGCCCATTCACTTAACATTCTTTTCACATCTGCATTTAATGCTGCATAATTATCAACAACATTGTATCTCATTAGATTACTCAAATAACTTTCAGCTTGAGCTGCAAGATCATTATGATTAGCTTCTGTATCTCCAGTTGCATCAACATTTTCTCCAGCCATCAAAGCGATTTCATTTTCTGTAACAATTGTCCCTGAATAAACCATCCTAGAATAAACGCGCGAAAGCTTTTAAACTTTTGTCTTTTATGCACCAAGCTGCTCTGATTAGTGCTTCTACAATATGTGAGTAATTTCCATATATTTTTAGTTTCCCCTCGATAATTTCATATTGAATAGATCTTAGGGATTGTTTCACTCTTGGATCATCCCATAATTGAATCTTTCCATTTTCCATTAAGCTTAAAAGATTATTGTATAAATCATCTTTTAATAATCTCTTCTTCCCATCTTCATTATCTATGGATCTAGATTTATTGTTAATTGATACAACCTTTCTCTTAGTTTGTTGATCTTCCAAGAGCATATCAAATACTCCAACACCTAGTCCTCCATCATCAATATAGATCTTTTTGTGTTTCTTTAATTGGTCTTTATGAATAATCAGCCTCGCTGTATCAGTTAATTTCTGAGCTTCTGGAATATCCATATCAACCATCTTTAAATGTTCTCTATTTATTCGCTCTAACGAAATTAAAACAGTTTCATCTCCTCCCATTCTTGCAACATCAATCCCCATGTATAAATCATTTCCTAGATAATTTGTTTCTTTTTGTCTTAGTGTGCAACTCTCACTTATCAAAATATCTGAGAACATTCTGTTAATTGCACCAACAAATAATCCCAGATATTCTTGTTGATATTGAAGTTTTGTCATTCTGAGTTTTTCATCTTTCAAAAAATCTAACATATTTGATTTCTGAGGATCTTCTCTATCTTTTGCAACTTCTTCTGTATTTACATGAAAACTTGTGAATTTAGGATCATTGAAACATCTATAGAAGTATCCAGTTGTTCCAAATGGAGTTGATAGTAGATTGATTGTCCCACCTGTAGTTGCTAACATTGGTGTAACTGCTGCCCAGACCTCTTCAGGGATGAAATGAGCCTCGTCAGCATATAATTCATCTATTGTGAATCCTCTGATACCATAACCTGAATCTCCTGTAGGAAGACAGTGTATTATGCTTCCATTCTCTAGTTTTAACTCGTGTTTTGTTGGTCTGTCTTTTCCTTTCTTGATCATCTTCTTGTTTGTGATGTATATATGTGAAAGGACTTTTTCGAACAGAAGAAGAGCTTGTCTTTCTGTGCTTGCTATGATCATAATTGATTTCTTTTTCTTCAATGCTGAGTTCCCTGCTTTCATAGCTATGACTGTGGATTTCCCTACTTGTCTGCCTGAGCATAAGCATAAGTTTCCTTCTGTGTTGAGGACCTCTTCTTGCCATTTATCTAATTTGATTTTCATATTTTAAAAAATTTTTGGCTGGGTTTCTTTACTATATATAAATATTATAAATAAAAATCGCAAACATTTATAAATATCTAAAAACATTTATAAAACATTTCAAAACATTTTATAACATCAAAAATAAAAAATATCTATAAATATTTCAAATAACTTCAAATGTTATCTCAAACTTTCCACATAATTCAGGATGTTCCTCCAATAATTTAGTTTTTGCATTATCACTCATTGAATCTGATTTGCATTGTATTAATCTTATTAACTTTCTTTCTTTATCTATTGATACAACATCAATTGGCGAATGAGAACCTGCAGATCTAAAACTAATCCTGCCCTTCATCTTCTCTTGATTCATTATCTTTCTTTCCTTCAAATATCCTTTCCTGTAATTTTTGTTCATCTACAAACTCCTGCAAACTAAATCCATCTTCTGATTTATCCCATTTAGTTTTAAACTTCTCAAATAATAATTCATCCATCTCATCACCACCAGATAATAATTTATAATTTGATATTACATTATTTTTAAACTCTTCAGAATGTTTCTTTTTCTTCTCTTCAATTTCTAATTCAATCTCTCTCTCAGTTTGATGAACTATAATTTTTTCCTGAATCTTATCCCTCTCTCTTTCAATTATTTCAAATTGCATTTTCTTTTTCTCATCTAATAACTCTAGTTTATTATTTAAATCTAACTCTGACTCTTCTCTAAAATGTTCTGCTAATAATTCTGAAACTACTTGACTCTGATTAGATTCTAGTTTTAATCTTTCTCTTAATTCTTCTGGAACATTCACTGTTAATAATACCATTCTATCACCACAATATTTATAAACCTTAACACTACTCTTCTACTACTACTACACTATATTAATTAATTAAATACTATTTAATTATTATACAATGTTAAGATATTAAATAAATAGAACTTACCTTTATAAATGTTTCTATTTTTTTACTTTTAAATGTTTCTATTATTATTGTAACTATTACATGACATACACAATCTATAATCTAATTATAAATTAATATAATCCTAATTCTAAATGGGGGGGTGGTGCAAAAGGGGTTGGACATTAAGGGCATTTGTTTTATATCACGAAGTGATTAAAACAATTGCAAAGGACAAAGGAAGCCTAAATGATTTAAGCTTTGAGCTGGGGAGGTGGGGAGCATAAGGCAATGCTTAAATGTTTTAGGCGTGGGGGGGTGGTGGGGGCTGAAAGCCTAAAGCCTTAAATAGCTTTTGGGCAAAGCCCAAAAATATTTATGGGTTTAGTGGGGGCGGGGTGGGGGCTGAGCGTGAGCGAAGCCTAAAAGCCTAAATAGATTAAGGCGAAAGCCTTAAGATATTTACGCTTTTAGTGATAAAATAAGCCTAGCCGAGCTAGGCAATCTCCAATAAAATAAGCTGAGGGAGGCAAAGCCTCGCTCTGCCAATTGTTAGAAACTCTGCAGAGTTTCTAACGCAAGACAGATATAAAAGCTTTTGCTTTTAAGCTGGCTTGCGATTGGAGATGGCGAACAAAAAAAAAGCAGGCTCAACTGTGAGCCTGTCTTAATTTCTCATGTTCATCAATCTCTTGCTTAGTCCAAATAATTGCACCTTGATCTTCTTCATCTGCTCCTCCTGTGAGCCAAT